GTTGCACTACCCGTAATACCTGCGACTAATGCACCGATCATTAGGCTACGGAACCTACAACTGTCCACGCGTTCGTACCGGTTTTAATCGCTACGGCGGCTTTGTATTGAGCAACGGTTGGGGACGCTGATACTGCCCCCGCACTCGTTACCGTTGTCGTGCCGGAAGTAACCGCGTTAATGGTAAGCAACCCTGCGCCAGTATTAAGAATTGTTATAGCCGTGCCGTTAGGGAAAGCGTAGGTAGCGTCGGTAGGAATAGATACCGTCTTTGTGCTCGCGTTGGTGGTAATGACTAAAACTTGGTACTGATCTGTTGACGCTAGCGTATATGTAGCTCCGCTTTGTGAGTTAAGGGTATAAGAAACGAGGCCGTTTACCATAGCGGCGGTAAGAACGTCTCCCGTAGCGGCGGGTAGTCCTGTTGGCATTGTTTACCTTCTTTCTAGGTTAATAGGATAGTACGTTTTGTCCTAATACTCCGTATTGTGAGTTCCCAATAATGAACGCGTCTATTATCGGTTCGGCCGTGGTAAAACGGGTGATCCAGCTTTGCGGAGTGATGGAGTGCGTTACGCCGAATATCTGTAAAGTTTTAGTAATGCTCGAACTTCCGGGCTGAGTCTGCGTTACGGTAATTGGGTCGAAATAGTCCAGGCTTAAAGCCGCCGCGATCCCGCTGTTGTAGTCGGGCGTGTAAAGGTTGAGGGTTATCGAGTCGCAACGGATAGAGGTATCTTTCCGACTTGCCACGTATGCCCGGGCGTAGTTATTGGCCTCGGTAGTCGTTTGCATTAGAAGCCCGGTTACGTCGTAACTATGGAGAAAGTACGTGTTTACACTTGTCGAGTCGGTGTAGCTCTGAGTAGCTAACCCGGTCGCGGTTACGTTGGCTTGATTAAAGATTTGTGCGTCATTTAGTACCCAGTCGGCGTTGGAGTATCGAATACCGACTCCACTATCTACGAAAGCCGTGGGCGTACCCCCAATAGAAGTGCTCGTAACCGTGCGATCTTGAAAGACTACCTCTCCCTCGGCGTTTACGTAGAGGGCTCCGTACTCGGTCGTCGCGACCGTTTGGAGAGCTGAGAGAGCAGTACGAGCCGTCCCGGGGTCTGCCTGTACCGTGGTCTGCCCCGTATCTATATCTCGCATACCCGAAGGCCAAGAGATTTGGTTAAGAATATCGGTTATACGCGCGCCGGTCGTTTCTCCTGCTGTTGCTCCGGTAACGGTTGAGACGGTCGCAAGGTTGAGAAGCTGAAACGCGTCTAGGGCGGTTATAGTGGTCGTGGAAACCTCGCCGACGAATTGGCTTTGTCGGTAGTTGTAGCCGGTGATATAACCGCTAAAAACGCTATACCCTAACCCGGTATTAGTATCCGTAGCGCTTATCTGTATTTTACGGAGCGGCAAGAGATAGCCGTAATAGGGAGAGGCGGTATTTTGAGGGTTAAAGTCTCCGTTTTGATCCGCTAGAACTACCGTCGCTGTTCCAGTCTGAAATACGTCGGTAAGAAGATTACGGCCTCGGGTCGTCTGTACGGTCTGCACTTGATTAGAAACGTCTACAACGAGGCTCGCGCTATCGGCGAGTACGTTCGTCCCCAATATGCCGTAGCCCACGATAAAGGCTTGACCGAATGAAGCCCCGGAGGAAAAGTTAATCGAAACGGAAAGATTAGGGAGCGCCATTAGATAAACCCGGCGGGAGTTGTCGTACCTCCGAAGCGCGTGTAACGCGTCACCGCGTCGGCGATTAGATAAACAATTCTATTCTCGTCGGAGATTATGCCCGCGTCTACGTTGATATTTATATCTCCGCTTGATCCGTAGGTGCCATATTGCAAGCTCGAGGATACGCCCCCGCTTGGCGCATTGGTGGCCGGAGGTGCGCTCTGCGCGTTACTCGTGGGAGCGCCAAAAGAGCCAGGCAACATACCCACGCTACCGCCGGGAGTAATAACTTTTATATAAGCATTAAGCGGGTTGGACGCTAGCCACTCTTGAAGCGCTGTTAGCTCACTCTTTCGCTTTTGATTAGCCGCGGTATTAGCCGCCTCTATCTCTTTAATACGGGCAAGTTCGGCGGAGGCCGCTTTCTTTTGTAAAGCCTCAAGTTCTACTAGAGCCTTCTCGTCGTCGGTTTTTGTTTCGCTCTTGAGTGCTTTCATAGCCAAAAGCCGGGCGCGATCCTCGTCGGATAGCTTGCCCTTGAGTGCGGCCTCGATGGCAATATTATCCTGGTCAAACTTAGCCGCTAGTTTCTTGCTCATAGCTAAAGCTCTTTGAGCGGCCAACTCTTTAGCTTTTGCCGCCGCGGTTGCTTTTGCCAACTTAGCGGCTTTCTCCTGAGCGATTAAAGACTCTCGTTCGATAGCTCGAGCGTTTGGCCTCATAGGTGTTTCACGTGAAGCTTTACCTACGTCGCCAAGTATCGGCAATATGCCTTTATTAAACTTGCCAGTACCGGCTACGTTACCGACTTTTGCTAAGTCTATGTTTAGAGCCCCGACAATTTTGGCAAGCGGCTTAAGTTTCTCAATTACCGTCGTTACTCCGGCTATGACGTTAGCAGTCGAATCTCCGAACCGGGTCATTTGATCGGCCGCGTCTCCTACGCCACCTTCTCCGCTAAGGCGTTCGACGGAGTTAAGGAGCTCGGTACCGATAACCTCTGAGGCTTCGCTCGCCGCTATTTTTAAACGGTCAATTTTGCCCGCGTAACTTTCGGCGGCTTCCGTCGCTTGACCGGCGAATAGTACGCCTAGTTTTGCGGTGAGCTTTTCGAAGTCTCCGGTCTTAAGCTCGGCCTTTGTGAGCCCTGCACCGAGACGGCCGAGAGAAGTTGTGTTACCTAGATAGGCGCGAGTGAGTGCGGTCGTTACCGACTCTAAGCTTTTGCCGGTACCCGCTGAAACGTTGAGCGCAAGGTTGAGAAGCTCTTGGCTCTTAGTAACTGATCCCGTAGCGGTAACGAGACGCTGAAAAGCCGGTCGTAGTTGATCGTCGGCTACACCGGTAGCGAGCGAGGTATCTTTGACGAACTTCTCGACGTTTACACTTGAGTAGGCCAAGCCGAGATTTTTAAGGCTACGGGCTAAAGACTTTTGCGCTTTGTCGTCAGCGGCCGCGGCCATTACCGATTTCTTGGCAAATACCGTTAATCCAGTCGTAGCGGCGGCAAGGGAAAGTTTAGAAGCTAGGCCAAAACGCTTGAGAGTTTTCTCAAGGCCTTTAATATCGCGAGTAGCGGCTTTCGTGCCCTTGTTGTTATAGGTGATGGCTATGGGGACTTTAATAACCATTAGTACCTCGCCAGTCTGCGGTTTATCATATCTTGATATTTCGCTACTACTCTGCCCATTTTGACTGTTATCTCTGCGCGGTTATTTATCGCGGCTCTCCACGCTAGACGGCCTTGTTTACCGATTACGCGCATACCCGAGCGCTCCTCGATATTCTTTACAAACTGCCGACCCTGAGGAGTTGCCCCGTCGGTCTTTCGTCCCGCGGTTTCGTAAATAGCTCCGGCAGGGTTGGCGTTGATAAGTAAGTAAGCGCGTTCGCGGGTGTTAAGTGATTTATTACGAACGGGGCCAATTTTGGAACGGACTCCGGTACGAATCTTTGACGGGGTGAAGTTTAACTGCGTTCCCCACTTGGCACCGGTAAGAGATTTTTTCTCCCACCCGGACATAGGAGAAGTGCCCGGAACCATACCCCGAGTCTCTTGCACCAAGTCTTTCATTACCGAATACATCTCTTTATTCATAGCCTTTAGAGTTTCATTATCAAAGAGCTTGAGATAGGCCACGGCTTCATCTAGTCCTTCTATTCTTGTTGCCGCTGGCACGTTTCACCGCCTCCGCTCTATCGTGTAATACTCTAAAAACTGCCGCTAACATCTCCGGGCTTGCCTCGGCTAACGCTTGCGGTGCTATCCCTGTCTCTACTGCTATCGCCGCTATTTGGTACGTGAGCGTCTGTTGATCGCTCACCCACCTAAAGGGTCGCTCTCTGCTACCTCCACGTTTTTAAGAGTTTCGAGAAAGGCGTCCCCAAACGGCGGTACTGTCTGCCCGGAGCGTTTAATTGCTTCCCAGCATAGGTAGTAAACGTCGGTTTGTTTCTCGTCCTCTCTAAAAGCCCGGTTGATACCTTTCTTGGCGTATGCCTCGAAAGCTACCTCGATAGCCGGGGTAATCTCGTAGTGTTCGACTACCCCGGTGTTTCGCGTAATTATTAACTTTGCCATTTCTAGCCCTTTCTAGTCGCTTAAGACGTAGCTATTGTTACGTCGGTCGTGCAGTCAAAGGTAAAGTCAATGGTTGCTACGTCTCCGATAGTTCCATTTACCGGGGTGTAGCCATTGACGAAACACGAACCCGAGTACTTAGGGTTAGTGCTGGACGCTGTTGAGCCATTAGGTGCGAGCTCAAAAGCCGCCGCTGTTCCTTTGAGAGAATCGAGAACGGCACGGGTAGAACCTGCGGCAATAGCCGCCTGATCTAAAAATAAAGTACCGCTGATTTGATGAGCCGCTAGGCCTTTAAGGTACTTACGAGAAGAATCCCCGGAGGCGGTAACGTCGAGTTGCTCGTAGTTGATATTTAAGCTTATAGACTGTACGACGCTAGACATATCATACGTCCCCAACTTGAAGTAGCTATTTTGGGCAAAATAAACGGCCACTTGATTACTCCTTATCTTTCTTTGTCGGTGCCGACGCTACTTCTTCGAGTATGCCGGTCTTGATAAGGCCGGGGACGTCCCAACCTTCTAGCTGAGAATCGGTAAGGGTTCCACCCTGACCAACTCCCGCAAGTTCATTATCTGTTAGCACTTTGTAAGTAGCCATTGTTTAACTCCAACCTGTGATGATTTCGATAGGTAGTTCGGTCTGTAATAAATTGCCGCTTGGGGTTTCCAATATGCCGGGGGCGCTAAAGTCTCCGACGTGGATCGTGAGAGTCGTAGCGGCGGCCATCTTTGCCATTAGAGCGACTATGTAATCTTCTATCTGCGTGAGGTTCCCTTGATTATCAAAAAGCGGAACGGCTAATAGAAGCTTAAAGCGTACGACCGGAGCTATGGCGAGCTTTTGGTTACTTTGTACGCGGATATAGGGCTCGTCGGGTGCGATCGTAATACTGTTCGCCGTTGGTGTAGGAGGTGGGTACGAGTAAACGTCCCATACTCCGGCATTTGTTAGCGCGGTCTTTAAGTCGGCTCGTAGCGTGGTTATGGTCGCTGGCATTAGCCCGCCATACCGGAAGGCGCAAGATAAGGCGCAAGTATCCCGCGTACTTTGCCGAGGAGTGCGTTCCCGAGAGTGAACGGGCTCGGTAGGTATCCGTCAATAGTGGCGACCGCTGATCCCGGAGCTTGTCGGCTCTGCCATATCGTGACGGCGACGGTAGCGGAAGCCTCGCGCACCGCTGGAACCGTCGCGTAGTCGTCGGCGTGGAAAGGCCCTTGAATTTTGCCGTAAGGCCGTACGAGGTGAAAATCTTCTTTTGGTTGATTATTTATCGCATAAGTCAAAGTAAAAGGAGTTACGCCGGTAATAGTTTTAGAGCCGTTATAGTGCGCCGCGCACCCGGTGACGGTAATAGTTTGTCCGACGTTGAAGCCGTGAGGTATTGGGGTCGTAAGAGTTGCTACGTTAGTTGTCGCGACTTGATGGCCGGATACCGGCACGTTATTAAACCATAAAAAAGATTTAATTAAGTCCTCGGAGGCTTGGCAAACTTCTTCTACCACGCTATCCGCGTAAAGAGTCCCTATCCCCAAAATTGTACGTAGCTCCGCTTTAGTTATATACGTTGCCGCCATACTCGGGACTCCTTACTCGTTGAGGCCTACCCCCGCGGGACTAGGCGCGAGGGTAGGGGTCTAGGTTTGTATTAGGTGAGGTTGAAACGACGGAGGCCACCGG